CCCTGCCACATTAAATTCATCTTCAACCGCTTGCAATACTGCATTATATTGCCCCTCTTTCATACCCTTTAATGAAACAGACTTAACCCCGTTCTCTGTTATCCTTTTTTCGGCTTCTTTTAGCGTCTTGGCTGGCTTAAAACTTACTTGCTTAGGCTCTGATACTGGGCTATCTGTTTTTGGTATTGGTAAATCAAAATTATTCTTAGCGTATTCTTTATCCTTTGGTGCTACATCAAAATATGGGTGTTCGGGGCTAAATACATACTTATCTATCCCCACATTCATTTTAAATATATCTTGCTGTACTGGTGACATTTGAGGAATATCCTTTGTAATCGGGTATTCATCCGCTTCATGTTGTGTTACCAAACAGTAACAATTAAAATGGTTTGGTGGGTAGCGTGTTTTCCAAAACTTATCATCAGCAGGTAGGGTAGTGTTATCTAAAGGCTTGCATATATCGCACACATCACCGCCCGTTGTCTGATACCTTAGCACTGGTAGTATTGCTTTATCACGCTGTATGCTATCCCATTTCACCGCCATATCGCCACTAGCTAAAGCGGTGTTATATTCTGATTGTAGATAGTCAACATTGTACACATCAAATGTCTTTTTGCATACTTTTTTAAAGTCACCAAACGACCTCACCTTATCCCCATCCATTAACAGCCCCGTCATATCCTTTAACTCGGTGTATGACTTTGCGGCACTAAACATATAAATGTTAGTTCTTAACTCTTCAAGTAGTGCAAAATCAGTACCAACAAAATCAGAAGGTACGCCCCCAAAACCTTTATACAATGCCGCTTTAAGGTGGTCTGCAATGGCAAAATATAAGCGGTCAGGTATATTATACTCGGTAATTTCACCGCTATAAATACCCTCAATTAACGCTTCTATTTGCTTATCGCTAAATTCCATTAATGGCTACAATTTTGGTGCTTAGTATCGTATAGTAAATCTAACTTATTTTTAATCTCTGTTGGTAGTGGTTCTTTAGGTTTTGGAACTGCAACGACTGGCGTACATGGTATGCCCGTTTCCTTTTCAAACCACTTAGCGTCAGGTTGTAGCCCTGCATCTTTCATTACCTTTGCGGTATCTGCAATCGTTTTGTTTGCCTGATTTTTGCGGTATTTTGCCTCTTCAATTTCGTCATCGTTTTTAAACTTAAACCTTAAATCTTTAGGAATACCTACGCCATGATACTTTAGTAAATCAAGTAACTGATTAACATAAGGCTCTATATACTTGCCATCTTTAGAACGGATATTACTTAACGCCTCACTAACTGGCGTAGTAGGTGTTGACCCATTACCCTCACTCGCTCCACTTCTTTTAGGTATGCTGTCTATTGCGTCACTATGACCTAACACATACTTACTAATAGCCCTTTGACAAAGTGCCGCCATTTCTGTATATGTCTTGTACCCATTACCGCCTACTTTGTTATCTATGAACTCAATATCATCGAGCATATCATGTACTACTGTACCTGCCGCCCCCATGTTACGCAATTCATTAAATAGGTTTGTTCTTTCATCGTCTGTTTTATCGGTTTTACCTCTTAAAATAGGCATGCCAAAACGCTGATTAAACGTTGCAAAGTCTGATAAGTTGTTGCGTAATATTATAGCAGGTACGGCACATTTATGAAAGATACCATAACCACATACGCCCCTACCTATTTCGGCTGGCGTATCGAAATATATATGCCATTTGTTGTACGGTTCATCTAACCAACTTATACCTGTTGGGTCATAGATTACCGCCCCTACATACTTACGGTCGGGGCTAATAACACTATGCTCAATTAGGTTTAATTCAGGTAGTTCATTATCTACTATATCCCCTATTGACACCAACGCATAACCACGATATAACGCTGATAATCCGTAACGCTGATAAGTAGTAAACCATGTACTTTCTTTAAGCCATTTAGTCCACTCTTCATTTTCCTTACCTGCCTTATCTACCAACTCATAATCACGCATAAGCGTTAAATCCATACGCCTTTCTACGCATGCTGCAAGGTGCAACTCATCTTGCATATCGTTGTATAGCTGTTGCATCCTTACCCGATATGGATAGTAGGCTAATTCCGCCTCTCTTACCCCTTGCCGCCAATTACCAACCGTTTGCACAATTCTACTTAGCGCAATAGGTATAACGGTATTTTGTAGGTTCTTTTCTATTGACCTACTGCCACCACTTGCCGCTATCCCTCTCGGAAATTGTGCAATAGGATTAATGCCGCCTAAGTAATTCGATACTGTTTTAAATATATTTGCCATTAATAATAGTTGTTTGGTATAACTCTGCTATCGGCTAATATACGCCTACCTGCTTGGGGTTGAATCAATGTTAAATTAGCTTGCTCCACTCCATCACGTACACGCCTAAAATACTCAATCGCTACATTATATTTATCTACACGTAATTCAGGGATATTATTAGGGGCTATTGACGCATGTACGTACCAAAGTGCAATATCAACAATAGAGGTTAACATTAACTGACTTCTATTGTCGCCTAAAGCCCATACAATACGCCATTTAGACGGGTCAAATTGCCCTGTAGTATTAGCTATACAAACAAATATATTGCCCTGAAATTGAGCGTATAAGCCTATTGTGTACGATGTTGCACTATTATATGCTGCTGTAGCTAATAGATTACTTGCAACGGTATAACTTCCGTTATCAGTCCACCACCTCGACCCGTTCACGCTATCATCAGGCACTACATTACCAAATGGGATATTATCATTATACCCAAATTGTACTGCCGCTATATTGCTATATCTTGTTGTCGCCTGTAGTGCTGTATATGTTTTGTTCTTATAAAATACTTTATCCCCTATTGCATAAGTGCCGTATAGGTCGAATGGTAGGTAAGGAAATGCAGCGTAATAGATACTTGTAGATGTGCCAATATTAGCCCAATGGCTTGCATTAAATACACCAGTAGTATTAGTGGTGCATACATACGCACTGCCGTTATTAGTGCAATAATTGCCTATTACATAGCTGTTAGTAGCAACATAGTCGGGGTAGTTAATATACACCCTATCTGCTGCATTATAAACCGTACTAACGCTATATAGTTGGGTATTGGTAAACTCTGTAGCTATCTCATATTTCTGCCGCAACATGCCCATAGCACGTTCCATAGCGGTAGCCTCAGCCTGTAGCAGTATATTGTTATCGCCCCCCGTAATCTGTACGATTTGCGTTTCCTTCATTGACTTGTAGTAGTCCGACCTAATCAAATAGCCCATACATAAACAAAATTAGGCAAATAAAATGCAATGATACCAAATATTTTTTAGTATCTGTTATTTTGTACGCTGTAAACTGGTTTGTTCCTTATATCCCCACGCTGATAGTTTATATATTCGCTGTTATACATTGATATATATAGATAATCATTACTATCTGATGTGTGTCCGTACTTCTCGTAACTTACACCCGTTTCAGGGTTTTTTACCTTTTGTTTTGACTTTGTACCATCTGATGCCTCTTTTAAAAACATATAGTCTGCAATCGTGTTAGTACATTTTTCACTAATTGCAAATGTCAAACCCCCGTAATTACTATCGAATACCGCATTTATAAACATACCACGCATAACTACACTTGGGGCTGACTTCTGATACCTCATTTGCGGTCTGTACTTTACCAATTCATTGCCTATTATCCTAAAGTCATTATGCCCCTTTTCGGTTCGTGTATCTTCATGTAATCCTGCTGGGTCGCCATACACAAATACACCTGCCGTATGGTCTGCATATCGTCTGCAAAACTCCCTACATGCTAGGTCTGTACGGTTGTTTGGGGTTGGTAAACATATTTCATCTATCTGCACACATCGCTTACCTACTGCCTGATGAATAGTGATAGTAACGTATGGGTGTACGTTAAAGTCAAATGATACGTGTAATGCAAGGTCGGGATTATATCTACACTCACTTTCAGGTAGTACATTCTTAGCCCTTTTAAACAGTTTATAAAAGTTCCCATCTGTAGTTTTATTGCCCCATTTACCTAACACGTAAATAGTGTAGTAGTATGGGTCGGTGTTTTTTAACGCTAACAGCTGCGCTCTAAAGCTATCAGGCAACCACCTATTATCTAAGTGTGTAGAATAGTGTACAGTGTATGTGGTATCAAATATTTTACCACCACCAATATCTATTTGTGTTACATCACTAAATGTATGTTCGGGCTTATCTGCAAAAAAACGTTTGTAAAACCAATGTTCGGAATAGTCCCCTTCAACTTCGGGATTGACTGTAAATATTTCCTGTAGATATTGCGCCTTTTGTGTTCTTATACTGGTAGTAATCGTTATAAAGTCGCCTACATCGGGTATTTCTTCCTCATACCATACGCCCGTAGGGTCTTTAATAGATTTCAGTTTTTTAGGGTCATCACCACCTCTACATATAAACCTATTGCCATTAATGCACCGTATCTCTAAAGGGCTCACATTAAATGTAAATAGGTCTTGTAGCCCCCAATCATATACAATATCTTTTATAGTTTGGAACTGGCTATCTTTAATAGTATTATAGGTTTTACGGTACAATATGTACCTAAAATAAGGCTCAGATAAACACCGTTTAATTAATTTCTTTGCAGCAAATACAGATTTACTACTACCCCTGCCACCAATGCAAATCAAATACCTGTCAGTGTTATTCACTAACGGTATGAAACTTTCATTAAGTAATTTATTCCAAGCAGGTAGTACAACTTCCATTATTAATCCTCTCCAATGGTAACTTTTATAACGGTATTGTTTAAGTCCATTGTTTGTTTAGGCTTGCCATATGCCCTGTCGAGTAGCACTTCTGCTGCTCTTACATCACCCGATATAGCACGTTTACGCAATGCCATTAATATAGCTTGCCCTGCTGATATTCCTTCTTTTTCATCGCCTAATACATCTGCAAGTAGTTTATCCAAATCAGGTA